GTTCATATCATCTCTGGCGGAACAGAGCCAGTGTTGAGGAAATTGATCTTTTTCAATCAATCGACCCAACACTGGGATATAGGTAGTTTTTCACGACTTACCAAGGTCGCATGATAAAACCATATTTTATTCAATAGTTCTTTTCTTCCAATATCATAATAAGTCTTATTATGTGGGCGGTTTTTGAAACACAATTAAACATGCAGATAGTTCACCTCAAGGTTTGACCTTGCGATAAGGAGCTTTTCCACATGTCCCATATAACTCTGGATTTTCACCAGAACAATTTAACATTATTACTTGACATATTGGTTGATTACTATCAGGCTAATCTCATAAGAGTTCACCGATTTGTAAGTTTTGTTTGAGACATTACCAGGTCTCGGAAAAGGTTATGCTTTTCTAGGTTTCCTCTTAGCTATCTTTTTGGGACGGCTTGAGAGGTAACCAGCACCAGTAGCAGCTCTATTTCTCTGCTCGAGATTTCTAAGGTAAGTTGCATTTACAGTTACATTAGCTCGTTTGGTGTTCTTTGCTCGCTGTTTTAAAGTTTGAGATGAAACTCTCGCTTTAGTAGGAGCAGGTCGAAAAGCCCTTTTCATAGGCGCAGGTCCGGGGGCTTTTGGAACTGCATTACCTTTTTTCTCAGCTTTCTTTTCTTTTTTCATTTGATTATTAACACTTCCCTTAACAAAGGTTTGTGGAGTCTGGAATATACCGTTATTCAATTTTGCAGTATCTGCCCACTTAACCACTTGATTAGCGACAGTTTGTGCATTTCCAAACCAGGGGGCAACACTTTTTGCTATATCTGCCATCCCATCAACAAACCATTCGCCTAAGTAATTTTCATCAACTTTAACAGCAATAGGACTATCATGTGTAAGAATACTCATAGCCCGCATTGCAAGAGGTGAGTAGATAGGTGATTGAGTACCTAATGTTACAAAAGGTTTATTCTCCAACCCAACTGCCTCCTCAACATAAGAATTTAAGGTTAACGTATAACTGCCATCAGGAGGTGCTCCCATACACATAGCTCCTGTTTGATTAATTGGTGCCAGTTTAACTTGAGGTGGTATCAAATTCCTAATTATTGTAGGAACAGTTGTTGGTATAGTCATTACTTCTCGGTAGTCAGGACCTACTGGGAAACCAGAGACATTAGATGTCCAACCAATATTTCTAATTATGTTGGATGAATAAACTTCAGTTCCAACAGGTATATTGTAAAGAGGATTGATTGGACAAATAAATGCTGGTTCAGGAACACTCATTGGAATGTCTTCGCTATGAAAGGTTGTTACAGCATAGACTCCTTCTTTTAAGAGCCACTGCTTACTACCAGATAAAAGTAATGCATCATCCACACTCTGAGGTGGGAGTTTCAACATAATCCCGTTTCCTTCTAACATTGTTTTTGTTGTCGCTGAATTATTTCCAACATCATACGCTATTAAATGAAAATCTTTCATCTGAGGTTCATTCTGTCGGTAGACAGTTATCATCCCTTGTTTGACTATATTTGCTGTATTGTCTCGCAATTCCCAGCCTTGTGCAATTAACCTTGATGTAGCATCTATATCGGCAGCATCTAAGGCTAACTGTGCAAGAAAATTGCCAGTATTATTATCTGGACAATTTTCAAAGGTTGAGTTATCACTTCTAATAACCATTAAACCACCATATTGAATGGATGGAGTATCATCTTTATTAATGCTTGCAATTGAGCCTAAAGAAGTTGTAGAAGTGTTGCTAGTACAACATATAGGTGTTAAAATAGGAGTATTAAATACATGGAAATTCCACGGTCCAGTAGCAGGTGTACCTTCTCCGGACGCTGAATTAAATGTTACACTCTTTTTAATTAATCTTGTTATCGTAGATCCACTATAGTCATCGGGATAACCACATGATTTAGAAGGAAGATCATGAAAAGGGTCGAACCTCTGCATGATAGCTTGTTTCCCTTCTGGCAGCAAGGCTGCAATATTTGGAGAGCTTAAAGCAGCTAAAATCTGCTCGCCCCTTTTTACTCGTGATGTTGCCATTAAGTAGTTACTTATGATTGATTTTAAATCCATCCTACCTCCTGATAAGAATTCTAATGTTGTTAAAAAAATATAAAAACAACGAAAACTTTCACTACGGTACCAAGAAGATTGATATCCTCTCCCATAGTTAAAATCACCATATAATTTATAACCATTTACATAGTCAAAAAATTCACAAAACTCCAAATAAAATATTCTGCAATCTATGTCAAAACGAGGAGTTTTGACGTATTCAAATTTACTCATATACAAGTATGGAGAGTTTTGATTTTCTGTACGTGATATAAACCTAATGTAGCCTTGGGCTACAGTATAAGGAGTATATTCCATATGAAAATGTCCTTTTGGTTCTCCATACATAGATTGTGCTTCCCCATCCAGCCATTTCTTTTGACCAGATGTAAAATTCCCTTGTCTCTCTCCAAATTCAAAACCAAAATGAAGATGCATCATGTTATCATGGATTTTTCCATCATGAAGCTCTTTGATTTGTTTTAACCTTTGCTTGATTTTCGAATGTGAGATAAGGAAATTCGCATATTTCTCAATGTCATTATAAAGCCATTCTTCTGCATATGATAAAGCTTTTAATTGCATTATTTTTGTAAAGTGATTTTCTTCACTTAACTCTTCTATTCCTTTCCTAGTAATACTAGAACATATTTTACCAATACGGGGGTACGCCACATATTTCCCATATTCGGGGACATATGTAGCGGAACTACCAAGAAATTCATGTTTCTCGTTTATAGGTTCCCCAACTCTATTCTCAGTCACAAGTATTGATGAAGGCTTAACTATCATGTTAAACCTGCCATAGACTTCAACTTCATCTCTTTGAAAATCTTCTATGGATTCCCAACCGAAGAATTTGAAGTCGGCTGCACCCAACTTATCATCTGAGTAGAGCCCCATCTCTACATTATCATCAATATCGGATAATGTAGGATATTCGCTATTTTTGTTAAAATACGCATAGATGAATAGATAAAGAACGATTATTAAATGTGCTATAGAATTATCAGAGGCAGTATTGTTTGCTCCTGAATTATTCCCGCATTGTCTCATAAAAATTAATCCATTAGGACAAACGCAAAAAGGAAAAATACTATGGAACATAGTCCAAAATAGTAATTCTTCTAACTCATCTGGATACTCCAAGTGTTTCCACCTGAGGTAATAGGTATCTAGTAAAAAAACCGTCCTATCATATCCACTTGCGTCACTTTGAAAAACATGAGAGTAATTTTCCATTTCTCTCATAAAACGATCAAAGCCTCCATATTGCTTCTTCATCCCATATTTTATCCATTCATCTCTAGAATTTAGTTTTATATTCTCATTCTGAGTCTGAAAAAATAATTTCTGTTTCATTATTAAATCTAAAGGGCTCGTAAATGTAGTACGAACTTTTCCTTTAGCTAAATCTTCATTACTAAGAAATTCTTGTTTTGTTGCTATCCCTGCTAGAGGAATATAATCATGCCGCTGAATTAAATCAGCAAAAATGTGAGATGTTAATGCATCTCTTTTCTTCTTAATTCTATTCATTGAATAAACAACTCCTGCTGCCGAATCCATCTTAATTTCATTATCTTGAATAGAAGTTCTTGCCTCTAAACTAGTTTCTAAAATATAATCTGCATATTCAAGTGCTAGCTTGTAAATTGGATCATTGTCCATATTATACGGCTTTGTATCACACTTATTTATGCTTGTCCAGCAGTTCTCTTCGAGAGCCCTAACCAATTCATAGTCACTTTCGTACTCTAAACGTTGAGTATTATACCCAAAGTCTTTATATTGTTTAAATGTTTTGTCAAATTGCGAAGAATAGTTTAACCCATCTTTGGCCAAGGAAACATACCTTGGCAGGAAACCAACCTCATTAAGATTTTGATATTTGTTTGACTTGGGGGGGTTAATCTTATAAAACCCAGTCCCGAAGCCGGTTTCCAAAGCAAAACTTCAATGGTTAGTCCAAATGGCCTGCCGCTGCAAGCCACTCAGAAATAAAAAGCGATTACCATCGCCGGGACCATCAGTTCCAACATGTATACCCATAAAATAATCTCCTGCCCAAACAGGAGCACCACAATCACCTTTATTCGTGTCACAAAAATATCTAAGTTCCTTATTCTTATCAAGATCATCAAAACTCTCAGTCGTGGTAAATTTCATCTTATCTCCACGCATCACATGAACCTTCAATGCTCTTATATCTTTGAGCTGTTTATATTCCTCGTTTATTTCTATATGTTTAACATAACTCTTTACTTTTTCTCCATTATTATTTTGGAGGTTCCAAAGAGAAAGATCCAACCCGTCATAATTTCTAAACCATGCTGGCTCTATCTTAAATTTTTGCTTACGATCATACGACTCAACATACAAGGGTTTATCCCCTACTTCTTTCCAGAAATGCTGAGGTATTAACATATATGATTTAATCTCATTTTTCTGTTTTATATCTAAAATGGTGTACCACCCAACTTGTATCCCTTCGAATGAAACAATTCCTTGTTTTTTTAGGAATGAGTTTTCAGCAGTTACATCAAAATATTCCTGATTTGGTACTTTTGCTTCTCTTTCTTTATTTAAATGGACATATTTGCAGTCTTTACGATTACATTTCTCCCCAAATCGACATTTTTCCTCAGGTTTAACTCTATTATTAGGGGCGTTATTTGTCCAGAATTGAAAAATTTTATTTTTCATCGGTGCCTTAATGTCTTTTAAAAACTTATTTAATTCATCCCTATTCATTAATTTTACCTTTTCCTTGTCCCATTTTAATTGAGATTTTTCAACCTTATTATCTTTTTCAACTGTGACAGGGGCCTCGCACTTAATTTTCTTAATCTCATCCATTAGTTCATTTATCAACTTCTGATTGTTGATATTTTGTGCCTCTAGACGTGCTAAAAGTTTCTTTTCCCTAATTTCACTTTCTTTTCTTAATTTGTCCAATTCATTTTTATGAATTGTTTCTTGCTTCAAAAAATCAGATTCCCTATCAAGACGTTTTTGTTCTTCTTGAGAAATTTTAATTTTTTTCCCTGCCACCACTTCTTTCTTTGGTATTGGTTCAACAATATATTTCCCATCTCTCCGTTTATACCGATTATTTCCTGCCTCTTTTACAGCAATTTTTAAATATTTATTCCAAATCTCACGACCTGGATAATTTTCAATGAGAACATAATCGTCATAATATTCATCATCATTTCCCCACATCCCATCTGGGTTTGCGAAGTCATAATGCTGATCATCCTCACTTACATATCCATCAGGAAGAAATTCTAAATTTTCAATCCTCCCAACTGTATATACATCAACCCCATAAGAATTTAATAATTGCTGAAAAGCCATTGGATCAACTGCTGCTAACCTAGCATGCATTGTATCAAAATATTCCTGGAGCTCTTTTAGAGTTTTTTCCCCTCGGCGAGATTTTGGATCCCTCTTTCTTTTAAAACCAGTATGGCCCTTCCATACTTTCAGATCTTTATAGTTCTTGCCTTTATTTATCCTCCGATTTTTATTTCTCATGTGTCCTGCTTCTCTTTCTTTTCCTATGTATTTCATAAATCTTGATATTAAATCAAAATAATATACTAGAAAAGAGATAACCAAGATCAGTGAAACAAAAAGTGTTGCAGCTGAAATTTTAATTTTATTTTCCTTTACATAATTAAGAATCCTATCCTTCCATTCAGTAAAATTTAGCCAAGGATCTTCTACAACTAAAGGGGTTTCATCCTCAAACAAGATGTAATCTGCTTCCTTCTTTTGCCGAAATACACCTACTGAGTTTGGGTCTTGATACCAGTCAGAATTTGGAATATCCTTAAAAGGAATACCATCACTACTCCTCGATAACTTCCACCCCCTTGCTTTCTGTCTTATTTCACTATCACCAATGAAATTAAAATCAATCTCCCATAAATGATCTTTCACATCCTCTAAGTCATCAACTTCTTCATAGCCAACTCCTCCAGGACTTTCTTCGTCAGTAACAAATGCCGAGACAACAAAAACTTTAAACGCAGTAATATATTGCCACACCCAAAATTCAGTGCCTTCTAGAAATCCTCCTTCTCTGCTCTTAGGCAAAGAAAAATTAAAATCTTCCTCGACATTTATTGATGAATTAGATTGTTCTTTTTCAAACCTTTGTCGTTTTTTCAACTCACTCGATCTATTTTCAGTCTTAAGTTTAGCAAAAGCTATTTGGGCTCCTGTTTTATCCAAACCTTTCTGATAAATGAAATTCTGGAAAGTTTTACTATGTTCTTCTTCATTCTTACCACAAATGGCGCATTTACCACTCATTGAGGCAAAAAGTCCTATTTCTGGTCGATAAAAACAAAGTCCACCTTCTCTTGGATGTAATGGCCATGGTTTTCCACAGGCATCACATTTTTCATTTTGATCTTGAATTGCAAATTCTTGCTTTCGGTTACAATCCGTAATTTGATCATTTAATATCGCATATTCATCACACATTTGAATAATATTTGACTGTCTAGGGTCTAATTTTGATCGCAATCCAGCCTTTTCATGTTTTATCTCTTCCTTTTTAACCTCATCTTCTGTCTTTAAAGAGACGCCAAGTAAAGAACTAAAACTTCTAAAATAACTGTTAATGTGATGAAGGCTAGCTAAATCTTTCAAGTCTAATCCATTCGCTTCCGCTGTTGAACCAATAACTTTCACTGAAAAAGCTACCCATTGAGCAATTATTGCTCCTTTCCTTAGGAAATCTATATTATTTTCAAAATTTCCTTCACGAGTCTTTGTTGCGATTTCTTTATATCCTCTAATGCGCTCGTGTAAATTTTTAGCTAATTTCATAACCAAAACAAATAATTGAATAATACCCAAGACCATAAACATTCGTTTTACAACAAATATAGTAGTTTTTGCCGCTTGAGTTTGTGCTGCCCAATAATAATATTTCGAGACTATTCGCACTATGTTCAATATGAGGATAATAACACAATATTGGAACCAAAATCCAATATAAGGTGTTAATAATGGAATCCATGAGATAGCATATGCTATCCAAGAGTTGTTTGTTACCACACTTAAAAATTGTGTGACCGCGATGCCAGCAGTGGTGCCTCCACACCACCTCAATGACACTACAAACCAGGGGCTTAGCCAAGCAGTAATCCTATATAACCATAAACGATTAACATAAGATGTTACTTGAACCCCTCCCAATTCCATAAATCCGAGCATAGCCCAGACTATACCAAAATAATAACTGTATATTAAAGAAAATGCAG